GGTCTTCAAAACAGGGTAAAGCAGTATCATTTTTTTCTTTTAACATGTAAATACTTGGCCATACTGATATTTGTTGATCTTGAATAAATTTATTTGCACTTTCTACTTCTTGTGCTAATGTTTCAAAAAATTGTTTTTCTTGTGTTCCATGCATAGGTATAAGATGCCCTTTCAGTAGTCTTTGTGTTTTGTGTTTAAAAATACTTAAAAATGAATCTAATACAATTTCACCAATTTGTGGTGTTAGATATACAGAATTTTTAATATTGTAATCATTATTTAAAATGTATTTTTGTTTGTTGATATATTCATCTAATACTTTACTAAATTCTAAAACATGTTTGTGAATTTTTTTCCGTAAGAAATTTTTAATAGAATTAAGATTAAAATAAATATTTTTATTGTGTAATTCTGTACCATATTCTTTTTCTAAATAAGAAATTGATTCTTTTGATGATTCTTCTTTTTCTTCTAAATCTTCTATTTTTTTTGAAAGCGATAATAAAAACATATGATTTCCACCTGCAACTTCTCTACTACATTCTAAGATATTACTGTAAATTTGATCATATGTTATATCTTTATCTGTGCAATATCTATCAAAATGTGTAATACAATAAACTACATTATTTTTATGTTTACGTTTTACAGTGTCTAATATTTGTGTGTTTAATGATCCAATATCAACATCAAATCTATGTACAAATAGTATAAATATATTTGGTCTACTTAAATATTCATTAACAAGAGCATAAGAATTATTATGTTGTTCTTTTTTTTCTTGTTCTTCACTTATACCAACTAATCCAGGTAAATCAACAAGTGTCATAGATGATGTACACACTGGACTTTTAATTTTAATAGTAATAGCTTCAAAAGAAATCATACGACCGATTGTTCCTTTAAAATGATTTATTAAACGTTTTTGTAAATCATCTTGTGAAACATTAATATATTTTTTTGTTTCAGGATCTTCAAATTCATATTTCCAACCTAATTTAGGATCACATGGCTCTAATATATATCTTACAGGACAACGTGTCGCAAATACTTGATCAGTATATGCAATATTTACACCTAACAAT